CACCGGCGGGAACGGCGATTCGGTCGGGCTCGACGGGCCCGCCCCGAACATCAAGTCCTCGATGCCGGCGAAGAAGTCCTGCATCAGGCCCTGTTCCTGCAGGTTGAGGTAGTCGACGATCGCGTCGGCTCCTTGGGCGAAGGTCTCCTCGTCGATGTCGTAGTGATAGTTCGTCGTGGTCATGCCCCACTTCAGCGAACCTTCGGTCAGCACGTTGACGCGACTGGACGAGTCGCGGTGGTAGAGCCCGACCACCTGGAAGTTGTCGTTGTTGTCGATCTTCAACTTCCACTTGCACTGCGAGGTGCTCATTTCACGCTTGTTGGCTCTGTCGAAGAGCCGCGAGGCGAACATGTACTCCTGGAGCGGCATGGAGATGTCCTGCCACTTGCCCATCGGGTACTTCTGCAGGTATGAAGCCACAAAGTCATCAAGTTGTTCGATTCCAAGTGCCATGCGGCACCTCCTTCACGTTAGGACCGGTTAGCGGTTCTCCAGTTCCTTGTAGAGCCGCCGCATCTCGTCGCGCAGCGGTTCCGCCGAGTCGTGTGGTTTCGTGGACGAGCCACCCATCCGACCCTGCGACTGTTGAGCCACTTTCCGGGTTCTGGCCTTGAGTTCCTTTTTGCCGAGTTCTTCCGCGAAGACCATGCGGACCACGCGGTTGACCAACGCTTGGTCGAGTGCCACGCCGCGACCCAACTGCGCCAAGCCGAGTTGCTGCGCCTTGACGGCGACGAACAAGTCTTGGCGACGCTGGAGTTCCTGGGCGCTTTCCTTCCCGCTCTTGCCGAACAGGTCGGAATGTCCCAGGCCATCGACCAGCACATCGAACTCGCGTTCCTCGGCCCGGGCGTCCGCTTCGACGAACCGGGCTTCCAGAGCGGCGACCCGGGACTCGTAATGGTCCCGCAGTTTGGTTAACTCAGTAACCAAACCTTCGTCGTAGAGTTCTTTGTCCAGGCCGATCTCGTAGCGCGCGCCTTCCTTGGCCGGTTGCTCCGCCTCCTCCTTGGCTTCCTGTTTCGCGTAGCGGCCTTTGGCGTCGCGGATCGCGCCGCCATCGCTGGCGGCCAGCGCCTTGCGTCCCGCCTCCAACGCGCTGCGATCCAGGAACCGCAGAGCCCGATCCAACTCCTCGCGACTGGTGAAGTCGGCGAGTTCCTCCTCGCCGATACCAAACGCGGCTACCTCGGCTTTCAGGCCATCATCAAGCCAGTCCTGCTTGCCGGTATCCTCGCCCTTGTCGGGCGTATCACCACCGCCGGCATCTTCCTCGGCGGATAAGTCTCCCACGGGCGCGTCGCGCTCCTCGGCGATCTTCCGGGCGTCGCCCTTGTCGTCGCCGGCGCGATCCAGCACGATCTGATCGACGAAACTTTGAATCTGTTCGTGTGTGGCGTCATCCGCCAGTTCGGTAGTCATCAGTCCGAATACCCCCCATCACCGTCCACCAGGCCGCGCACCTTAAGTAGTTCGCGCCGTCCCCGGCGACTGGTTATTTCCAGTTGTCCGCTGTCCCGCACACTGACACCCTTGATGTTGTGCCGACGAATAACCTCTCGCATCTCGGGCACCTGGCTTCTCATACAGCCCAGTCCCTCGGAGATAAGCGGGTCGTGCGCCCGATAGGTATTGGCCGTCATCGGCGCGGCCTCGAGCCAGTCACCCGGCGCCGTGGCCAGGAACTCCTCGCGGCTCACCTCCCTCCCGTTGAGTTGGTAGGCGGTCACGCGGGGGCCCTCCCCACCATGGCTTTCTGTTGGCCATTGACTTGCGGCTTGCTGCCCATCAGCGTCTGCTGCAGCACATTGCTGCGGGCCTCGCGCGTGCCCCCCGTGCCCACGTTCCGGCGGATTGTCTCGCGACTGGTCACCGGCGACTGGCGGATGGTGTTCTGGTCCCCGCCCAGCATCGACGACGGGAAGGCGAACGTGATGAACCGCTTGAACTCGGGTCGGTTCTTCAGGCGGGCGATCTCGTCCACGATCGCTTGCGCGTCGAGACTCGCCCCGGACGCCTGGAACATCGGCCATAGGGGCGCGATCTGCTGCAGCACCTGAAACAGTTCCTGCAGCTTCTGCTCGGGCGTTTTAAAGACCATCGAGTAGGGTTCGACGCGAAACTGGTAGTCCTCGAAGTTGCCCACGCGATAGTCGGGCTTCCAGTCGGAGGGAACCTCGATGCCGGTGTTCCCCACGGGCAGGGACGAATTGAGGCTGAGAGTCTGGTCCTCCCACATCAGCCGGCCCAGATCGAGGATGCACTCGCCAGCGAAGGACACGACCGCCATGCGCAAGTCGGCCTCCATGCGACTGACTTGTCCCTGGATCATTTCCTCCTGCCCCACGGTGGACGCCTGCGGGCCCAGGCCACCCATCGTCGCCAGGTTCCCGGCGAACCGGTCGTATTCGTCCTGGATGAACAGGGCGAGCGCCTGGTCGCGGGGATCCACCCCGCCGAATTCGATCTGCTGGATGCTCTTCGGATCGTTGAGCCGCACCCAGGAGTTGCGCTCCGCCTTGCGCAGGCGTTCCGCCTCGTCCGCGTCTCCAGGCGGATAGGTATTGATCACGCGGTGGGCGTCGGAATCCTTCTCCATGCGGCGGTGCAGGCGGTTCTGCAGGTCGTGCAGGCCCTTGAGGTTCACGGCGGGACTGGCGGGCACGATGTTGTCGGGCACGTTGCCCAGCGAGAGAAACTTGTACGGACCGGCTTGCGAGCCCGTCCACTTGCGCTCGATCAGCGGGGGCAAGTCCGGTTGATCCACGACCAGCGTCGCCACCGAGCGATTCTCGGCGATCCACATGTCCTGCAGCCAAATCATCGGCTTCAACTCGTCGTCGTCCACCGCGATGCCGGCGGCGATGTCGCGGGCGAAGTCGGGATTGTCGACGCTGTGCTTGCTCGTGGGCGTGAGCTTCTTGCGCACCGCCTTGTCGTAGCCAGGCTCGTTCTTGACCTTCTCGAAGTCGGCGCGGTACAGGTGGCCGCAATACCGCATCTTCGACAGTTCCTTGGCGGTCATGTCGAGGATCAGGTCGTCCAGCGACACGCGGTTGAGCCACGGCTCGCCCGGATCCAGCCAGACGTCCTCCTCGGACTCCAAGAGGCCATGGAAACGGGTGTCGGAATCGCGCATCATGACCACGCCGCAACCGATGCAGAAGAAGGCGTCCAGCACGATGGCGCGGAACGTGACGTCCAGCTCCATGTCGCTGATGAGGTGGTTGAGATTCACCTCGAACCGCTTACAGAACGGCCAGTTCGCTTCGATGGGACTGGACACCGAGACTTGCGGGTTGTGGGCCGCCAGGGCCACGGTGTAGATGCGCGCGGTCTGGTTCAACAGATTCACCAGCGTCTTGTTGCGCGCCCCGCCTTCGCTGTACCAGGAGCCCACGTAGTCGCGCACCAACTCCTTGCGCACGCGACGAAACGGCTCCAAGGCTTCCCGAGAGGTCTTGATGGCCTTGAGCAGGCGGCCACGCACACGGGGATCGGCTAGATCGAGCATCGCACACCTTGCGCAAAAAAATGGGGCTGACGCTCTCGTCAGTCCCCAGCAAGGCTGCGATGTGCTGGCATCTCGGCGGTAGCTAGCCGCTTGTGCCTTCCGACGGCCGACGGAAGCGCCGGCCCCATTCTTCAGTGACTTAGAACGTCTCGAAGTCCGAAATCTGGACTGTCGGAACTGGCCAGCGACAGCTCGCGCTGTTCACGCCAGATAAAGCTTCCATACTGAGGAGTTTCGACATTCTCCTCGGATCTGTCAAGATAACTTCCCACCTGGCGATCGAGATACAGCAGCCAGGCGACGCCGGCGGCGATGCAGCGGTCCCCATGCGCCTTCTCGGTGTTGCCGTGATTCTTGGTCGGTTGGTGGATGATCTTGCCGTCGTCCCACTCGTACTCGCCGCACTCGCGCACCAACTCCTCGGAACGCACCGTGTACTGGTTCGTTTCCATCGCGAGGGCCATCTTCTCGAACAAATCCGCCTTGTGCTCGTCTCTGCCATTCCACCAGCCGGCCTTGCGCGTCTTGCGCTTCAATCCGATGGCCGCCACCTCGCGATAGTAGACGTTGCCGTAGTAGAGAACCTCGAGGATCTCCTTGGCGAACGGCGCCACCATACCGCTGTCTTCCCAGCCGAGGTAGGCGTTGCGCAGCCAGAGGCAGAGCCCGACCACCTGCCGCGCGAACTTGATGGACGGCACGCCCCGCACGGCGAACTCCATGATCTGCTCGCCGGTGCGGTCGTCGATGCCGCTGGCCACCGAGTTGGACGCGAACGCCCCGTCCGAGCCGATGGCGATGTCGCAGCCCACGGTAAAGGGCCCCAGCGGACATGAGTTATCTGGCCCCGGGCGAAACCACAGTTTGAGGGGCCCATCATCCCGGGTCAGCAACCCCACCAGCGCCGCCGATTCCGAGTCGAACACCGGAGTGCCGCGCCAGACGGGCGGCCGGCAGTGTTCGCGTTTAACGCGGTCCAGGAGATCCGTGGCGAAAACTTTGCCCACCGCGCCGCGCGGATCCCGGTCGAGTTGCGAGGCGATCAACCGGGGCGTCGCGGTGTCGCGCAGGCAGTTGTGAACAAGAAGCGGGCGTCCGCAGTCGTCTATTACCGTGAACGCCCGCCGAGGACCGCAATTCAAGAGGTCGTACACTGGTTCCGGGTTTTGGGTGGAAGCAAAAGAGCGTCCCCCGTCCAGCCCCTCTTGATGCGTCCTATGACACCCTTGATCGTCATCCCTACTTCCCTTGCAATGTCGGCCACTGCCACTGTTCCCCTCGATGTCTCGACAAAGATCGTGTTGCGCCTGTTGTTCTGTTGCTGAACTCGATCGGCCCAACGACAATTCCCCGGCTCGTAGTTCCCATCGTTGTCGATCCTGTCGAGAGTCAATCTTGTTGGCTTCTCCCCCATGTCCTCGACGAAGTTCGCAAAGATCCTCCACCTCTCGCAGACGGTGATTCCACGCGCGCCGTATGTCGGATATTTGGGATGATTCTGGTTCATGCACCGCTGAATCATCGCATCCCAAGAGTTGTACGTTGGGGACTTGTACATCGGCTGTCGATACCGGCAACCGCAGCTTGTGGAATTCCCTCCGCGCAACACTGAGGCGCGAATCGACTTTTCCATTCCACACTGACACCGGCACAACCACATTGTTTGGTCCCACTTGTTCCTGCCGTCCTGTCTGATAGCCGTCAGGTAGCCGAACCTCTGCCCGGTCAAATCCATAAATTGCATGCTTCCACCCTTTCGTCGTGAGAACAAGATGGTCACTGGTCAGACCAACCCGGTACGAACGGATCGTTTCTTTCCAACCACTAAAAATACAACCATCATGCGTCACCCACATATTACCATCCCAAACCCTATTAGCAACTGTAATCTTTTCAATTGGAACGAGCCCGCTGTCAGTAACAACCAAAGTGCCTTTAGCGACGCATCGCATGTCGTACCACGGGCTTCGCACCACCCCTTCGTACTTGAACCCGCGCCGCTCCAGTCGCTTCCGCAGGTCGGTGTGTTTGCGATGGTAGGCGTCGACAGCGTCCTGCTCGTCGGGCTTGCGCGCCCGCGCCACTCCGTCGCCGCCGACAACATACGAATGCTTCCCATGAATCGGGTTGTCTTTCCAGTCGAGAATCAGATGCAGGCCGCTGTGGTCTGGATCCTCGCAGGCGCGGTTGAAGACGCCCGCGTCGGCGTACCGGGCCGAGACCAGAAAGATGCAGTGGGTCACATCGTGGAGGGCCTCCATGACGGCCTCATCCTTGCCACCGGCGATAAAGTCTTTCGCCCCGAACTCATCGCAGACGAAGCACGATTTACGGCCTCCCGCGCCGACATCCTGTCCCGCGGCGTAGCCCACGTGCGTCGCGCCGTTCTCCGGGTTGAGGATTGAATGCGACGATAGGCTGCGGTGCTTCTTCATGTCGAAGCCCTTGGGCTTCAGCCAGTACGGCAGACGCTCGATCCCCCAGGCCAATTTCCAGAACAGCGTGTCCGTGTCGGTCGGAGAATCCACCAGCTTCTCGTTGCGGGTGACGTAGCCGGCGGAGAACATCGGATCGCGCAGCCAGCGCCGCAACAGCAGCCAGAGATAACCAAACGTCCCGCCCTGCGCGCGTGACTTGTCCAGCAGCACGTCGATGCAGCGTTCCTCGGCGGCGGAGTCGTCAATCGCCTTGTCCATCGCGACGAACACGGACTCCTGGTGGGGCCAGGGGATGAACGGGCGGATTTTCTGCTTCGCTCGCGGTTCCAGCGACCAGCAGGCGAAACCCATGAAGAAGAGGGGGTCCAGCATGCAGGCGTCATACAGCGCGTACCGAAATCGTTTGTCGTCGATGGCGCGCCGTCGGCACTTGACGCGCCACCGCAGGTTCTCTTGCGGGTCTTTCGGGTACAGATGGTAGCAGGGTGTGATTCGCGTCACTGCGCCACTCCGGTCCTCCTGCCCAATACCGCGTAGACCGTCGGCCGACTCAGCCCCACCACCCGACTAATCTCCGCGATCGCGATCCCGTCGCCGGCCATCCGCCGCACCGTCCTCTCCTTCTCCTCGGTGACGCGCACCCGCCGTCCGGTCTTGCCTCCCCCCCAGCGCTTCCCCTCGGCCCGCGCCTTGGCCTGCCCGGCCAGTACTCGTTCCGCCCTGATCTCGGTCTCGTACTGCGCCACACTCGCCAGCACATGGGCCATCAGCCGACCAGCGGGAGTCGACAGATCGAGTCCATCCCGCAAACTGATCAGTCCCACCCCGGCGTCCCGCAGTTGGCTGAACAGCGCGGTGAGGCCCTGCGCCGTCCGTCCCAGTCGATCCAGTCTCCAGACCACGATGCGCTCCACCTCACCGGCTTCCAACGCCTGCCGCAAGCGGTTCCAGCCCGGACGGTCCATCGTCTTGCCCGTGAACGTGTCCGAGTACCACCGGCACTCCCCGCCACACGCCGCCACCCACCGCTCCAGGTCCGGCTTCTGGCTCTTGGCGTCCTGCGTCTTCGACGAGACGCGGAGATAAATCGCGGTGTGCCTCATAACCTACCTCCCCGGAACCACATAAATCGGCTGGGTCGCATACGGACTACCCGCACCAAAACGGTTGCGCACGCTGTCCGGAGAATACGGACTACCATACATCCCGTAGGGATTCGCCGTCGACTCCGCGTCAAACCGGTTCGCGCTCCATTTGCCGCGATACTTGCCACCCTCGTACAACCGCGGAGCCCCGCTCGCATACGGATTCCGCCACGACCGGGAGCCATACGACCCGCCATACCCACTGTACGGATTCAACAAGCCATCCACTTGGTACCGACTACCCGCCCCATACGGATTCCGCAGCGAACCCGCGTCGTACCGACTCGCCACCCACGATCCCGTGGCGGACTTGGTCGTCGACCAACCTCCCCCACCGCGGATCTGCCCACGCACCGGCGAAACCACCACCAACACCACCAACGCCGCCAGTAACATCCTCATCGCGGTCCTCCCGAAATCAGCGGGCAAACAACAGGAAAGAACGCCAACCACATCCTATCCATTACCAAGGGACTGTCAAGCTGGAAACGTGCTGGTTTACAGTCGAAATTGAGAATCGGCGGAAGGAGATATCTAACGTGGGGGCCCCGTGGCCGTGCCGGGGGTCCGGTTCGTTTTCCGGTGGCCGGCGCGCGGGCGGATGGCAAGCTGGATCTTTACTCCCTGCTTCGCGCTTTGGGCTCGACGCAAAGCCTTAGATTGCGTGGCTGCGCCCTGTAGATAGATGCGACCAATGCAACTTTACACTGTGAGCAACTGTTCGATCTCATCAAGTGCTAGCAGCTCACGCCTGCTCTCACTCTGCTCATCCTGTGCCCCTGCCAGCACGCGCGCTACTACGTCCACGTACTTGGAGTACGCCCGAATCGAGGTCTCAAGCCAGCCCAACGCTGAGCGGCTCGGTGGGGGCGACGTGGCACGATCCAGCTGCGGTGTGCCGCTCTCCAGGATCGTGACGCGGTTGGCAGCCACCCACGCGATCTCGGTCTGCAGGCTCGCGTTATCGGGCAGGCTGGGCCAGTCGCCGGGGATGCGGCCGAGGCCCAGCTCGCCATCCGGCTTCGACTGCTCCTGGGGCTCGGGCTTGGCAGGCTTGGGCTTGGCCGGTTGCGGCAGGAACAGTCCCCAGCGATCGCGCGGGCGAGGGTCGGCGGCGACGTTCCCCCCATCCGGCGTATCACCAGGCTCCGCGATGCCAGTGACAATCCCTTTCTGTGTATCGGCTTGTGCTGATTGGGGTTGTGAGTGTGGCTGCGGCGTGGGCGCTGCCCCGGAAGTGGGCGCGTTCAGTCTCAGCATCTTTCCTTCCCAGTGGCCTATCCCTCCCTGTGCCAATTCATCTAGGAGGGAGTGCAGAGCAGTGGAGGATCGGCGGTACCGGCGTGAAGAGTGGTAGAGCTCGCGAGGGGTGATGGTGCCGCCCTTGGCCGCGATCATCGCCACCAGCGCCTGTAGCTCCTCGGCGTTCATGACTGGGCCTGGGGCTCTGAGGTGGCGTGGAACTCAGCCAATCCCAGCCCTTCGAAGTAGCATTTGGCGGCCATCGCCGCATCCCGTGCCAATCGCCGCAGCCGCTCCGCGTCGGCGGCCTGGTGTGGCTCGAGGCTTGCCAGGTGGTGGGCTGCCGCCTGGGAGTAGAGCGAGATGGTGAGTTGCCCCACGGCGGCTTGTAGCTGGGCTTGGGCGTTGGCCTGGCCTTGGCCGAGGATGGGCACGCTCATGGGCCGGCGGGGCATGGATTGTGTGGGCTGCATGGCCTCAGTATCGCGCCGGTGGGCAGGATCTGTCAACTCGGATCGTGTGGGCGCGGCGTGTGCGCGCCTGCCAGCAGTCGCATCCGGGACCACCGCGACACCGTTTCCTCCGCTGCTGCTGCGGCTCGCTGGATTTGTTCCAGCTCGCTGGGGGCCAGTCGGATTTTCAGGATTTTGCGCCTGCGATCGTCACCCGTAAGCCGTTTTCTGATCTTCACTTGTGACTATTCCTATATTTTTTATGTGGACACACTTGACACGAAC